GTTATAGATATATACTATATTACCATACATGGCAGAAACATTTGTCCCCACATTCAAAATATTAATTGTAATAATTATATTTCTTGAGATAGTCTTAAGATGTTATAAAAACGGCTCATCGCCTTGCGCCGGTATGCATAGAAATCATCTCGCTTTGCCGGTATATACTCCCGTTTCCCGATCCGATCATAGGAGCGATCCAAAACTATTGATTCATACACCAAGAGTTCGAGTCCCGGGGGACAGGAATCTATACAACAATGCAAGATAGTGTGGCGCTGATCCGGTGTGGCTTTGTGGCATATATCCTTTAAGCGGTTAATATCCTCCGGATATACGCCAAAATCAACAAGTGACTTTTGCCTGGTTCGCATATTATCACCCTTTCTAGCTAAGTATTACCATAAAGACATAAGGCATAACGCCCACCATGTGTAATAAAATACCGTGAATGATACATTGTTGCATCTGGCTGATTCATGAGCCTTGTATATCGCATATATACAGAACATGAATTGAGTAACTATTTCTACTATTCTTATCGCACTCATTTGCCATCACCCACTCCCCAATAACCAAGTGCCTGCCCACATCTCCAGCAGTATGTTGTTGTTTTTGAGTAATAGAGATTAACATGCGACATTGCGCCACACCTGCACTGTATGAATCCATCAGAAGGTTTACTATAATCAAATCCACACTCATCTATAGGCTTTTTAGGGATCTGTTTTCCTAATGCTCTAATTGCCATCTTTAGAGATTGATAATATTTCTGAATTTCTTCTTTTTGATCTGCTGGATAATCATTTTTGATTAGATCGGCACGGCTCTGCAAGAATTTAATTGCTTCTTTTTCATTCATTCTTCTTCATCCTTTCTACTTCTCTTGCCTGTTTCTTCTCAATCCACTTATTAATTTTCTCATCGGAAATCATATACATTTGCTTTAGCATTTCGATGCAGATTAACACATCTGCAATTTCTTCTATTATGTTATCACGGTTGATTTTTCCGCGCTTTGCCTTACTGATTGCCTGAATAAGTTCTGCGCATTCTTCCATGCAGACTGTACTTTGATTGTTTTTGCCGTAGTGCTGAATGCTATCTGCGATAATACCTTTATCAATGTTGTATGGCATTCTTCTTCATCTCCTCCAATTGGCTTTCTGTGGCATTTGCAAGCAATAACATTGATTCGATAATCTTATCTGTTAATGACATTCTGTTTTTGTTATTCGCAAAATACTTAACGTGAGCTATTGCTTCTCTAAGTTTCTTTTCATCTTCCATTACATCTGATGCTTCTACTAATTCATATCCCGGTGCAAGGCTGGCGTTTCTTGTTAGTTCTTTATTGCTATAGAACTTTAATATATCCGGGATCTGCTGTTCTTCAAAGGGATATGGATACGCTTCTTTTCCGCCGTACCATCTATATCCTTGTTTCTTTGCTACTTTTAGAACATTTTCATACTCTTCATGTGTTATGACTAATACGCATTTATTTGCCAGATCAATCATCTGCCTCACCTCCTGTAATCTCATTAATGCAAGCATTCCAGCCAACCTTATAGCCTAGCGTTTTTCCTCCTGTTTTGGAATACTCACCGTTATAATTCCCAGTAAGTTTCATCTTCTCCGGCAATGGCTTCAATGGACACCAATCTGGCTTAACACTTATATCCTTAATATCTCTGCAATTTATTCTACAGAAAGAATGGAATGTACCAATATACATGCACGAATCACATTTTTTAGGTGTATCAATCACTAATACTGATTTACTCATTCAACTCCACCACCTTCTACGATTTTAATAGCGTAATCTATAGCTCTGTTCCATTCCAAGTCCTCATCATTGGAAACAACACGAAATCTGTTCATAAGTGATTCTACAACCTTATCCACGTCAAATATCGTCGGCTGCTCATCAATCTTTTCAAGAATTTCTAAATCATCAGAATACGCACAATGTATTACATGTTTCAATTCGTCTGCATCTATTAACCGCATTTATTCATCCTCCCACACTCCCAACAGCCTCATCCTCTCATACAGTACAGCGACGGTCTTGCGCCTGTATCCATAAAAATCTTTCGGGTTCATTGGGATATATCTTTCTTTACTGATTTTCCTGTAACTTTTCCGGTGTAGGATATTCTCAATAACCATATCCGCTATCACCGTGTTCTTCGGGCAAGCTGACAAGGCGGCACTGGAAAGCAGGTAGCCGTACTCTGCCGGGAAGTCTTTCAGCATCGTATTCAGTTTTTCAATGTCTTCAGCCGGAATACCGTAGTCTTTCAGCTTTTTATTCCTTGTCAGCATGCCGTTCTCCTTTCTAATCGTCTGGGTGGTGCTTGTCGTACATGATCGCTATACATATAATACCAACCACTCCGAATATGATTCCAAGGGTGAATCCTAATAAAAATGCAATCATACAACCACCTCACTGTCCTCTGGCATCTGATAATCCACATGTCCGTTTATATATGCTTCCTGAATCATGTCCAGTACCTTCATGGCTTTTGCTTTGGTGGAATATTCTGCGATATTGCAGCAACTGCTTGAACTTCCAGCGTAAATTGCCGCTGCTCCGTTGATATCTCGAATTACAATATTAAAAGCATTATCAACATTTACTAATATTGTTTTATCCTGACTTCTGATTAACATTTTTCGTCCTCCTGTTTCTTAAAATCCATCTTCAAATCATAAACGAACTGGCAAAGCTTCTCTGCAATCTCATCCGCATTCTCTACATTTGCAAGCTGTCTAACATACTGCTTGCCACAGATAACGCAAGTCAACTTTCTAATCGTTTCCCAAACCTGCCATGAGATAATGGAAGAATCAAAAGCATCTGTCATAAGAGAATTCCTTCCATTTCCGTTTTCATCTCTGAACCACTTTTCTCTCGGCACTTTTAGTGTGGTTGCGATATCTTCTCTGGTAAGGCAACCTTTGTATTTCTCATCCATGCGCTTTTCAAGTTCGTCCAGAAGTTCTTTCTTTTCCTGCTCTGTCATTACGTCCTCCTAATATCTATCAAATTCAATGTTTGTGTCCGAATAGAATTTATACGAATCTTCTCTGATTTTCTCAACCTCGCACATAACAACTTCTTTCGCTTTGCTGACGGCTTCCTCAAAATCCTCTGTTCCGAGATTGTGGTTGAAAATATCCAATGCACTACAGTTGAGAAACAGTGCATCTCCACAACCAACGTATTTGTGGATAACGATTCCTAAAGAATTGTATTTCAAGGCGAAAATACTCCCGGTTTTGGGCTCCTCTTTGTACTTGGCATTACTTTTGAATTTCATTTTGTGTCCTCCTTTTTCAACATTGGAAACAGCCATCCTGTCTTTTCATTCAATGCAATCCAATCAAAATTTAGCTCTGATAATTGATACTCTTTATTGCATCTTTCGCAGCTAAATCCACTTGCTTTACTGTATTGCCCTATAATTCCACCGCATCCACAACTACAGTGTTTATAATCCGTTTCCATCCTCGCTTTCCCCATGTAAGCAACTGACACGCTATTGTGCAGTTGGTACATGATTTTAATACACAATATCTTGATTGTTTTTTTGTTCTAAATCCATAATATTTACGTTCCAAATCTTCTGACCAATTCTTTATACACCAGTCTCTACCTTTGAATAACTCAATCTATACGCCCTCTGCTCTGTCAGATCCTCGCTAACGAGCAATCCGTTGTCCAAGAGCAAATTAAAGTGTTTTCTGGCAGTAGCCATTGAAATGTCTAATCCATCTGCAATATTTCTTGTGGACGGCATATAGTGGTGTTTACGGTAATATTTCAGAATAAAGTGATATACCGCTTTATACATTTCCTGTCCCTCTTTATGTTTGCACTCTGTATTGTATTTTCCCATCAATAACACCTCGCTTAATCGTTAATTCGGAATCTCAAATCAAGATTCAGTTCCTCTTTGATTGATTTTCTATAATCCTCCCAGGTTGCCATATCATCCATCAGATAATCAGCCCCTCTATCCATGCCGTCCATGAATTTCTGGCAGCGCTTCTGTCCGAATCCGAAATCATCATGCAAAACGGCGATTCCAAGGATTGTAAATGTATCAAGTGTCATTTCTTTGATTTTCTGCGCTGCCTTATCTAGGTCCTTACTGGCCAAGGAGGTATGTACTCCTGTAATGCCCCGAAATTTTATTTCCCTCTCAAGCGCTTCTATACCACCATCTCTAACAATTCTGAGCGCCAAATCAAGGCCGTCTTCTCTGCCACGCTCATACTCTCTCATTTTGCTCATTGGTTTTCTCCTTGTTCAGATTTTTAGCTTTTTTATACATCTTGTCCAGATAATCCGCATAGGCCGTAAGCATGTGATCCACAAAGCCGTTTTTATTATATTTGTCTGATACAACGTGTATCTGCTCAACTACCTGCTGCCAGTATTCGTCCCTTTCTTCTATTCCGGCAGTCTGGAGAACCAGTGCCGGAAAGTCGATTTGTAAAAACTTTATGGTGTTCGGTATCTGCTCACGCGTCACTCTCATACTTATACACCTTCTTCTACCTCAAAACTCTGTTCGAGAAGTCGCTCGTTATCCTTGCTAAACGCCTTTATATAGCTCTGTTTTATCGGTCTGATAAAATGTATGCCGTTAGCTGATTTAGCCCGGGAAACAGCCACGTAGAACTGTCCAGGATCCCAACAACAAGGATCAATGTTGATTTTTTCAAATGTCTGTCCCTGTGATTTATGAATACTAATCGCCCATGCAAGTTTTACCGGGAACTGAGAGAAAGAGCCTACTTTCTTACGGACAATCTTCTCTTTCACGATCTTCTGACCATCCTTTTCTTGTTCGGATTCCTTAATAACCTGTTTCTCAATGTCTTTACTGTATCTGTACAAGTTAACTGTTTTACCCTTATCAGTCTTGATAACCAGATAAGATTCTTCAAATTCTCCGTTGTCCACAATTTTCTGGATAATGCCGATTGTTCCATTTACGTAATTTCCGGACAGATCATTGACTGTAATCATTACTTTTGCACCGATGTTAAGAATTAAGTCCTCTCTGGCAAATGCAATGTTCTTAATATCAGCAGACGTTAATTCTCCGTCAACTGCTGCATGAAACACTTTTTCGGTCTTTTTATCCAACTTGTCAAGGAAAGTATTATTAATCCGATCAGCTTCAGCGTTTGTTCCGACTAGAAACGGTGCTTCCGGTATAACCTTGTCCGATTCGTTATTCTCCAGATATGCAATTGATTTTCTAATATTGTTGCCATATTTAATATCATTCAGCACATACTTAAATCCCTCATCATTCTGCCTGCATACCTCATCAAGTTTGATATATTCAAATCCCATTTCTTTCCAATATTCAGACATGAAAGCATATCCGTGTTCGTACTTTCCACCCTTTCCATAATCAGATCCATACATCCGGCAGAGAATTTTACGATCATCTGTTGTGATAACTGGTGGAAGCTGGTAGAAATCCCCGATTACGATAAGCTGAATGTCTTCTTTATCCTCTCCGCCCAGAAGTCTGCCAACGGCTCTTTCTTCGTTCTCCGTGATGATTGTCTTGGCAATCATATTAAACAGGTCAAACCGGCACATACTGATTTCGTCAATAATAAGGATATCCGCTTCCTCCAACAGTTCAGCTCTGGATTTCACTTTTTTCTTGTAATCCTCAAATTTGATTGAAATATTCAGTGCGCGATGTACGGTAGTCGCTCCGTATCCGATATTGTCCGCAGCTATTCCGGTAGTAGCAGATACCAGAACACTTTTACCAGCTTTTTCCGCCTCATCAATGAATGTCTGAATAACCGTTGTCTTGCCTGTTCCTGCATCACCTGTCAGAAAAACATTACTGCCAGACAGCATTGTGTCCAATGCGTACCGCTGTTTTTTATTAAGTTTCTCTTTTTCCATTTTTGTAACCACTCCTTATGCCTTAGTAACCAATTGTAACAATCTGAATTTTCATACAATTTAATTTTATTTTTTTAATTTGTGTAATCATTTTATTTTTGTAACCAACGTGTAACCAACCTTTCAGCTACCTTGGTTACACTTCAAACTCTTATTTTATGCGGGTTTCAGAGGTGTGTAACCGTGTAACCAATGTAACCAAGGTTTTCCTATAGGAGATTGCAATGTATATATGATTTTTTTATATATTTTTTTATTCCCTATACACATGCTTTTCCGCTGGTTACATGGTTACATGGTTACAAATCACGAAAACGGAACACTTGTTCTGGTATTGGCAGGTATAAAATCAGCTTCAACATGCTCATTTTCTTGTTCGTCTTCAAGATCTTTTATATCAATAATCTTTACAGCAACAAGTCTCATTACGCTTCCCCCATCTCTTTTTATTACCGTATCCCTTTTTCCCGTATGTTTAATTAATTCTCGATTAATCGCCCATGCTGAAAAGGCTTTTCTGGAGAATCCGTTGTTCTTCAAAAGGTTCTCAAGAGGCTTTGGATAAAAATACACATATACATCTCCATACTCATCTGGTGTCTCTTTGAACCCCCACTGATCACAGCTGAATTGCGCATCAAAGTGCTGTCCGTATACTGAAAGGCTTTCAATGATAAATTCATAGCATCGTTGACCCTCCGATACATCTTTCTTGTGTGTAGGTATGTCCACAACGTCCTCGACTGTCAGCTCACGTCCATCCTTAAATATGAAATCTGTAGCTAATTTATCCGCTAGTAGAAGAGTAGATATAGCCATTACCTGTTTTGCTGGAAAATTATATCCATCAAAGCCCTTTTCAATATCAGATTTCATTTCTTTCAGCTCATCTGGTGTAAATTTTTTTAGATTTCCAACAAATACTCTTCCGGCAAAACCATAATTTTTCATTACAGTGCTATTAATTTCTGCTGGATTCTCATAAATATCTTCGCAGCACTCAATTTCAATAATTCTGTTGATTGCTCCACCGGAATCTGCAAATTCTGAAATAGGATTCTCGCCGTTGCAAATGGTTACATTACTCCATGTATTCTCCTTAGCTGTTCCGAGGTCCTTATTTGATCTTCCTTTCCCTTTACCGGAACAGAGATTGTAAATCAATGTTTCGTAGTTGTCCCGAATATACTGAGAAGCGTTCTTCGAGTCGTCCAGAATCATTGGAAAGTTATTGAGCATGTCCGCTCTTGTCTCTAACGATGCATCTGTTGACCGGAAATTTCCAACATAGGCTCCCGGTGACGGGTTTCCCCAGACGGAAGCAGCTATGTTGATAGTCACCGTCTTTCCGCCGCCTGTCTGTCCGTAGAAATCCACAATGAATGGCAGCGCGTCAAGTGGTTGCACAAGCACACTTGCGAAAGATGCCGCTAGTGCTATTCGTGGCTCTAATCGTCCGCACGACCGTAACTGTTTGGCCAGAGTCACCCACTTGAAGTAGTCTCCACTTTCCTGTATACTCTGGAATAGTGTTTTAAAGCGGTATTCGCCGTCAAAGACGATTGAAAGGTCGTAAGGCACAAATACATTGCCATGCCACCCTAACTTGCTCGTAGAGTGCTGTATGTCGATCATATCGGCATTGTACATTTCAACATCCGCCAGATACTTCACAAGAAGCCTTGCATTCTCCGAGTTGACCTGCACACCGAACCTTGCAAGATTAGTTATCGCCCTGGAAGTCACAATGTCGATTTTTGGAACAGTTATTTCTGTCCAGTGTCCATCTCTTTTAAAAGCCACTGTGATCTGTTCTTCGCCTGTCTCAATATTTTTCAGTCGACATATCGGCATGATCGGATGGTGGCATACAAGTTCTCTCGCCTTGGATGTTTCAGAAGAAAATATTCCGTTTTCTGTAGCTATCCAGCTGCCACAAGCCATGTTGGGATATTCTTTTCCAATATTATCCTCATAAAAGTTCGTGATATTTTCAACTAACTGCATGGAACGATTTACTTTTTCTTCTTTTTCCTTGTCCTGTTCTGCTTTCTGGAATTCTTTTATGAATTCCTCGGCTATGCTTTTTGCTCTTACACTCTTCGCCCTGTCCATTAACTTAAATTTAGCTTCCGAACGGTCGATTTTACTTTTTATTGAAAAAAGTTCTTCATACAGTTGCTTCTGCATAAAATCATTTGCTTGCAAATTTTCAATATTTTCAAGAATGCTTCTCACCTCCTGCCTTAGCTGACAATATTTCATATCTGCTTCTTTCTTTTTCAAGGTTGAACTGGCACATATACCACTCTTCTGAACCAGGAGGGAAGGTTTTTAGCGCTGTTTCGTACATAAGTATGTTCTTTTCTACCTGATCAAGCTCATTAGGATCCTGAGCGGGATTACATTTTTTTGATTTGATATCTCGCACTTCATGTCTAATCTGGTTGCGGCTTTTACCTTTTTTTGATACATAAGTACCGCCCAGCTCAATAAATGCAGTGCTAAAAGGAACGGATTCGTATTGCATCACGAAATCAAACACATCACCACCGATTCCGCAGCCGAAACAATAAAAGGAATCATCGTAAATCTTACATGACGCTGACTTTTCCTTGTGAAAAGGGCAACATATAAATCCTGCTCTGTTCGGTTTTAGTCCATACCTGGAAAGTATCTCCGACATTTTCACTGACTGTTTGATTTCTTCTTTTGTCATGATAGCAGCTCCACGATTCGCCGCCCGGTTTCTTCTTTTGTACAGAATTCAAATCGGACGCCGTATTTATCTCTGATCGTGCAAAGAGATTTATATAATTGACAGCCGTCAACAGCTTTATCGGATATTACAGTTTTTACTCTTTTGCCGTTTGTTGTCCTCCAGATAACTTTATGTTTTCGTGGATTCTCCCAGAAATATACATCACCAACTGATTTAATATCTGGTCCATGTTCGCATAGGATAATTAGCTGAATACCTGCTTCACGTGCCCTAATCAGCTCCGCTTTGAATCTTTCATGCTGCTGGCAGACATTATTTACAAGCTCTTGTAAATCCTTTTTGCGGTCAATACAGAGCTTTGCATTATCCAGCGACTGATAATCTCCGCAATATAGTTTGGAGCGAAAATACTGTACTCCAAGTCCGTCAAACTGATTCTGAATCCGTTCCCATTCTGATTTATGCTCCCTTGTGTCTACTTGTATAACCATTAAAAACACATCCTTTTAATTGAATGGAAGTTCTTCCTGTACGCTGTCTGGAATACTCATAAAGTCCGTACCCGCCAGATTCGATCCCATGATAGCTTCTCCTTTCAGATGATCGTCATAGGCTTTTGTGGTGCGCTCTTCTGGGATATCTGCATCCCTAATTCCTTCGACACTGCGAAACCGTGCAAGCTTGTGACGTTTTACTTCTTTGTTGTCGTACCAGTCTTTCTCCAGACGGAAGATGCCGCCAATCAGCTTACCTTTGAACTGCTGACCGAAGTTATCGCCCCACTTAACAGCAAATCCCGGATTTGACTTTTCTACGCATGTGATAAATGTTTTAAGGTTGCGGACACCATAATCTACACTCTCGTCAATAACCATATAGTTAGTACCGGCATTCGGATATTTCTTGTCTGGACGTATATCATTCTCGAACTGTTTCATAAAATATCCAGCCTGTTCGTCGCCTTCCGCGAAATCAAACAAGATAACGAGCATATCAAGTCCGCCCTGGGATTTTTTCTCTGACACCTGCTTAATAATCATCTTGTGACCGCCAAGTTTAATCGGCTCAAATTCTCCTGCCGCCTGTGTTGTATCGTAATTATTTGGTTTCTGCATTGTCTGTTCCTCCTAATTCATAATAATCTCTGATAACCTTGTCAACTTCTGCAAGGTCATTATCAATAGTTAAACTGTCAAACATCCCAATCGGGGATTTGCTTACTGCCCCCTGACTGGACTGAGTGACGAATAAGTGTTTACCACTCTCTTCAATACACCTAAGAACAATGGTAAACATTCCTTCAATACAAACCTTTTCATCCAGAAGCTTCCCGATAGTCTTAGGCTTTACCTCTCCAGAATCATCTTTTTCTTCGTGCATCATAAGGTAAACAATTTTATTCTGCGGTACTTTTGTGACAATAAACTGGATAAGATTCCAGAAATAGTCTCCAATATCATTGTATAGTGAGAACACTGCATTGCCTTTTCCAGCAGAAGCGTGTCCTTTCATGAAATGATTTGTGATAAGATATCCTGCATCATCAATCACAATTGACTCTGCTTTTGATGCGATCAGGCACTTCATTACCTGCTGGTAATCATCTGTAAACCATCCGTCAATCTTGCCTTTAAACGGAAGTGGTTTATTCAATACTCTAATAAGATTCCAGTGTTCATTCTGGCAGTTTCTAAGACTGGTACTCTTGCCAGAACCAGATTTTCCAATAATTAATACTGGTGTTGCCATTACTATTCCTCCCCATAAGTCCCGGATAAAGAATCCATATAATCATCTACTTTTGAGAAATTTATCAAATAGCACTTGCCTATTTTCACCTCGGCACCTGCTTCTTTAGCTATGTTTCTCATAGTGCTTCGCCCAACGCCATATCGCGCACATGCCTGTTCAATACGTCCTGTTTTTTGAAAGAGAACATAGTTTTCTTCTGTTCTTGCCTGCATTTTCTTATTCCTCCTTGTCATAAACCACATGTTTACTTCCTTCAATAATCAGCAAACTTGCGATATCTTTCATTGATATGGTTGATTCGTTATAGATCTCGACCAGTGCGTTGTATGCTTCCGGCGAAACTTTCACGACAGGGTTGTCCTTATCAGTTGCAGGCTGTTTCTTCCTCGCCGGAATACGAATTTCAAAATCACTCACTAATACTTTCCTCCTTATATGATTTCTGAGCCGCTAAAAGTCCATTCAAAGCCTGCACATAACTTGCCAGCGTTCTTGCCTTGTAACTTTCGTTTATGGGATTATCTACCACTGTAGCAAGTTGCATATCGATTAATCTCAATACCTCCTGGATGCGATCACTCATCTCTATACCTCCTCAAAAAAGCAATACAGGTTGTCTGTTCTATCTCCAACACCTGGCTCAATCATTCCGATACCACTCTTTCCATCTGCGGCGTGGTATTCAATTCTATCCAGGTACATGTCAGAATTTTCATAGTCAAGGATATAATCCCCACGGCTCTGCATTTCTCGAAGAAGATCATTAATAACCTGTGCCAGGGTGAGTGTGGGAAGTATTCTGATTGTTGATGTCTCATACATCAATTAGGGCACCTCCCATCTATTAAGAGTCTAAGAAGATGTGCTTTTGCAAGTTTGTACTGCTCAGCTGATTCCTCTTCTAACAGTTCGTTGTCAAAGTAGATCGTATAGATGTTATCGCTCTTCTTTCCCGGCTCCCATTTGGAATTCATGACGCAAATTTCGCAAGAGTGAACGTGCGAAGCAATTCTGAAAGAAGCGAAGTAGTCCGTCTCGTTCGAAACTCTCCACGCTAATTCAAAAAGTTCTTTGATTTCTTTTTCAAACATTTCCGTTCTCCTTTCTTAAAGCAGTGCTAAATACGTAAGCAGTGCAAATACAATACCTGCCAGGATCTGCTGCAAGCTCTTCTCCCACATCCACACCGGAAGAAAAGTAAGCAGGATCCCGATAATCACACTGACTACGATATCCTTTCTGTTTTGTCTAGGTGATTTCATTCTTTTCCCTCCAAAAGAAAAAAGATTACAAACTGTAAGCAATACACCAAAAGATATTAGTAATGATTAACAGCGCGGCAGTCAAAAGCCATGCACTGAACCACTTCTTAGTCTCTCTCTTTGCTTTTTTTACGATTTCGGTAGCTAGCATTGTTTCCAAATCGTTCCATGTAATCTTTTCGTTGTTCTGTTTTGTTGTATTTTCTTTCATTTTGTTATACTTTTTCCTCTCGTAATATTGATATTTAGCGGACAGAGGATTATAATATAACCGTATCCACTAAGGTGTGATTAGTGGGTTCACCGCTCCGGTTGGTGCCGTCAACACCACCGGGGCACTTCACTTTTCTAATGCTTCTTTTCCCTTCCAGATATGTCCGGTAACTTCCCAGATTTTTCTTGGAAAGATTGTAAAGTTTAATCTCAGGTTAGATTTACCTTTGATTATTTTCCCATTGTTTGTAGCAATACCGATTGGCAGCCATCCGTACTGGATTCCAGCACGGACCTGAGCCGGTTTCATTCCGATCAGTTTAGCAGCGTCCTCAACATTGATCGGCTCACTGGAAAACTCCGGGACTGAAGTGTCTGCCAGGATCCGAGCAATTTCATAGGCAAAATTATGAATTTCCGCAGTCTTTTCTACATAAGTATCAGCATCCATATTTGTCTGTTCCATAGTTTCCCCTCCTTATGATTTTTCTTCTGGCCAGAATCATCTGGCTTATTTTCAAAAAAACTTTCCACCTTCCCGTCAACCTATTGTATTTCCTTACCCTTCTACCTATAATGCATTTACAGGCACTGGCATGCTGAGTATTGAGAAAGGAGAATATTATGGATATTGTTCAGGAAGATCTTTTAAAGAGAATCATTTCTCACTATAAAGAAACAGGTCAAAATTCATTTGATAGCACGCAATTCTCTGCCATCGAGAATATAGCTATGAGAGAACTTGCAGCTAAAGGATATATTTCCATCAGTTCCGATATCCTTGAAATCGTTTCCTTAACCGACGAAATTCTTCACGAAATTTCTATGAAATGATTTCTTTGAGATGTGCACGGGATTCCTTGTATGGGGCAAGGATTTCCTGTGCCTTTTCCAAATCTTCCGGCGTGATCTCGCACAGAACATCAATTAAACTGACAATATTAATATCGAGGGTGATCGAATTATTTAATTTCGCAGTCCTGTATGAAACATCTGTTAATGCCTTGCTAATGTCGATTCCCAAGAATTTTACTCTTGTCATGTTACCGGAATTTTCAATTGAAATAATTGGTTTTGCGTCCATTTATGCTCCTTTCTTATGAACTCTTTTCCGGCTTCTGTTCAGAATCATCATTACTGCAATCAATAACTCCGTCCATATATCCCAGAATATAATGTTTCTTATCTTCTGGAAGCTTATCAATGCGTGTTGTCACGTCTCTGATAAGATTTTTCTTTTCTTCTGACATGCACTCACTCCTTTCTTGTGGTATACTCCCAGTAGATGGGAGGTGATATTATGTATCTCAATAAGGAACAATTTAATTTCTTGAAATATCTTTCAAGCAAAGAAAAAATTGAATATTCTTCTCTTTTGGAAAATGAAATCAAAATCTCCAGTTTTCTTGAAGAAGAAAAATTAATTTCTGTTAATAGAGAATCTTTTCCTAGAATCAATCAAGACGGTCAGGTCAGATATGTAAAAGGAAAAACTCTTTCTATTACGATTTCTGAACAGGGGAAATCTTATATTGCTGAAAGAAAACATGAATTTAAAAAGTTGTTATTGAAAGACGTGGCTATTCCGATTATTGTTTCGATTCTTACCACCCTAGCACTAAACGGATTAAAACTGTTGCCACACTTGCTACAATTGCTGGAATCACATATTCCATAATCGGATGGCGTTTCATATTCTTCATCTCCTATTCCGGTAGCTTTGGTTCAAGAAACTTGTCAGTCCCAACAGATAACGCTCCACAAATTAATTCATATTCATCGAAATCTAATCTGCGATTTCCATTGAGAGAAAGATTGAGCTTCTGAACAGGAATACCAGTTCTGTTGGCAACAAATGTCTGCGTTATGCCGTTGCTTTCAAGGTATGACTTAATTTTTTTACCAACGCACATTCTTCATTTCTCCTTTCTATTTAATTTCGTTCCCATCGAACAATTACAGTATAGCTTCGATTTATCCGAATGTCAAGAAGAAATTTCGAGGAAGTCGAAATTATTTTATTGACAGTCCGAAATTTTTATATTATTATTAGTTATGAAGGGAGGAAACGATAATGACATTTGGCGAGAAAATCAAGCAAGCCAGAACAGCAAAGAAGTTGACTCAGAAACAACTCGCAGAAAGAATTAACGCAAAGCACAATTCAATTAGCGACTGGGAAAAAGACAAGTGTAAGCCAGATATGGATACTATCGAACTTCTATGCGGCGTTCTGGAAGTAACACCGACATACCTCATGGGTTCTAAAAGCGATGACGATTATGCAACCATAATTGGAAATCTTATGTCAGAGCCTGACATCTTAGACTTTATCGAGGAATATAAAACACTCGATAAAGAAGATAAGAAAGCAATAAAACAAATAGTTTCATCGCTAAACAAAAGAAGCAAGGGTTAATCCCCTTGCTTCTTTGATTTCAGATATTTAATAAGAATCGTATAGACAAATTTTAACTTGCCCTCATTTTCAGTATTCTCTATCATTTCAATAATTTCTTTTTTGTAATCCATATATCCGTCCCCTCCAATATCATGCAAATAAGAACATTCGTTCTCTTTTTTTTCTCATTATACCACCATCTCAGCGACATAGAACGGACTGGATCATACTTCTTGCCCTCTGCTTAAACAGCGCTCCCTCCCTTTGCCTTGAACGATTAAAAAAGAAATGGCATGTACATTCCGCAGAAATATTATTGCTTTTATTCACAACAAATGGCTGCTGCTTTGCTTCAGATGCAACCGCCTGTGTATAATTATGTATTACGTATTGATTATTGGCACTTGTCTTAATAATCGCTTCGGAATCTGTTAAATCAATGCTCTCACATAGCGGCGCACGCACAGAAAATGTGAGCATTATCCCAAACAGAAAAAATATAACCAGCTTTTTTATTCCTTTCATAGAATCCCTCCAAAATTAGTTTATATTATACTCCAAATATAACAGTCATACAATATCTCAATCTTGCACAAATTTTCTTACATTAATACGATATTTGACGAAAGTCGAGAAAATTCTACATTTTTCGTTCAGTCGTCCCAGATTGATCGCTGTCCGTTTATCATATAGATTTCGTCCTGGAGATACAGTGGTGCGTCATATCGTGCGATCACGTTCAAGGCAGAGTCACACTGGTTTCGCTTGATTGACTTGTAGGAGCGCACACGGAAATTTGCTTTCAAGTCTGCATAGATATTACTGTACACACGCTGTCTCATTGACCTGTCCTGGTATGCGTTCGAGCCTTTTCCGCCCAGGATGTCAACGCCACGCTTGCGGACTGCTTCCGTGATACGATCAGCTTCGATCGGGAGGATTGGCAAGTCAAATTCCAGGCGTTCAAGTTCCTGGCGTACAATATCCACTTTCTTTTCAACCTGGGTTACTCTCTTGTCTACTACGATAACAGCCTGTAATTCCTTGGAAATGCCAGAAAGAGGATTCTCGATTGCGTCCTCCATGTCGTGAAAACGGTTGATATATCTAGCTGTAAAAACGGCACCTTTAGCACCTGTCAGCTTATTTGCGATAAATTCACAGCCTTTCTTTGTAACATCAAAACAAGGTCTGCTTTGATTATTTGCGTCAAGATATGTGTTTTCTGTGAAAAAGTCGCCCAATCCAATTTTGGCTTCGGATAATTGTGCAGCATAATTTCTGATGTCTCTAAGTAATTTGCTGTGGTCTTTTCCAATCATTTCAGCCACTTCCATAGATGTGATAATATTTGTCTTTTCAATAATTTCGTTCATAATTTTTTATCCTTTCTATAAAAAAATATTGATTTTTTACAGAAAGTGTGTTATCATGTACACGCTTCCGAAAAGCAATGTATAAAATAACACAACTTTCCATAGTGGCATATTGGGTCTATGCCTTGGTAAGTTTTGCTTGTTCGACAATTCCACGGCGCACAATTTCGGCTTTAGATACGCCATGTTTGCGCGCTGTGGTAACAAGCAAATCATAAATTTCCTGTTCCATTCTGATTTGGAAGTATGTGTTTTTTGTAATCTCTTTTTTAGGTCTACCCATAGTTCTCCTTTCTGTCGTAAATTCCATTTTATTGTAATGACAACTAAATGTCAATTTACTCTAAGTATATAAATTATTGTAATTGGTTAGGTGCCCGCTTTTATGCAGGCACCATTTTCTTATTTCATGCTCTTTTCAAGCATATTCTTGATTTCGATAATTTCCTGCAAAATTCTATCTTCCTTATCTGCACGAATGTCTCCATCAATTAATCTTCGGATATAGTCGTTTTTGCTCACCCCCATTTCCTTTGCCTTTTCACCAACAAAATCAATTTGTTCCTCTGTGAGTCTTAACGTAAATGTTTTGATACTCATTGGTTTCTCCTTTCCTTTTGTGAAGTCGTATTGACTTCTTATGTTCAATATAGCATGAAGTCATTTAGAAGTCAAGTATTATTTTTGTCGAAATCTGTCAAGTTGTTATAAATTATTATGTTTTATTTTGTTTTGTGCTGTGGTACAATTGTTTTTAAACAACAGGGAGGAATTAAATAATGGCTAAGCAAAAAGATTCTGGTGGATGTGGCGCACTACTCCTATTGTTTGCCGTGTTATGTGCAATAGAGGACTGGATAAAGGAAAATTATGAAAAAATATGTATAACTTTAGGGATTATTATCGCAATAATTGTGATATACATATTTTACAAGCAAAGAAAGAAAAAACGCTCAATCCAATTAGCAAAAGAAATAGAGGAAACATATAAAAATAATACTTTTCAACCAAATCCAGAAAGAAAAACTTATGAAGTTGATCCACATTTTGTTGAGGCAGCTATTTTTGCCATACAGAAAGGAGAGATTACTGTTGGAAAATTACAAGTCCTCTTCAAGATAGGATTTAATAGAGCAGATCGAATTATGGAGCAGCTTTACATTACTGGTGTCGTTGGTGCTGAAAATAGAGAGAAGAAGAGAAAGTCTCTAATGTCAATGGATAGTTTTCAACGATTTTTGAATACAACAAATATTATAGAACCACAATCAAATAAAGAATCATCGACGCTTCCGAAATCTGATAGAGTGCAATTATACAATGGAAAATATGATTACATGGAAGGACACGATTTTGAAAAATTTTGCGCCGAACTTCTTGCGGCGAATGGTTTTTCCAATGTGTACGTAACACAAGAAAGCAACGATCAGGGAATTGATGTTTTGGCGGAAAAACTTGGAGTTAAGTATGCGGTTCAATGCAAACGTTATTCTTCTGATGTTGGAAACAAAGCTGTACAGGAAGTTTTTGCAGGTAAATCATATTACGGATGTCATGTTGGCGTTGTATTGACTAACAGGTATTTCACTCAATCAGCTAAGGAATTAGCGGAAAAAACGCAGGTCTTTCTGTGGGACAGAGATGCATTAGAAAAATTAATTCAAAATGCAAATATGTGAATAAAAAACCGCCCCAGTGCTACCAACACCGGGACGACGAATACCTCTGAAGAGATATTATCTTTTGACGAAGAATATTGTATCATCTTCGGGGACGGTCGGCAAGTCAGAAAATTTGTTCGACTGTTATTTTTATACCTACACTTTATCACTCAAGGAAGAAGGAATAGAAATGGCGAAGAAGAAAAGAAAGAAATACCCCAATCTACCAGCAGGTTTCGGCACAATCAGATATTTAGGATCCGGCAGGAGGAACTGCTATGCCGTACATCCACCAGCAACAGTCGATGAGCTTGGCAAAACTGTCCGTCCACCTGCAATCTGCTACGTGGACGACTATGTAAAGGGCTTTGCAGTCCTCACAGCTTACAAAGCCGGAACGTATCAACCTGGAATGGAGCGAGAATTAGAGATTGCCCCCACAATGGACGCAGATACCATTTTAAGCCGCATAATTGCAGACTACAATACAATTAAGGGCGTAGAGGATAAACACCCGGAAATCAAGAAATTGACGTTCTCAGAGGTATATGAGCAGTTTATGGAATGGAAATTTCCAGATGGAAGCACCCTTTCAAAAAGTTCGAGGCAATCCTACCACTCTGCATACGTTAACAGTAAATCTCTCTATAACTGCGTATTTGAGGATTTAAAGGCTCCTGACCTGCAAAAGGTTATTGATGATTGTCCGCTTAAAAAAGAGAGTTTAACGGGCATTCTGACGCTTTTTAAACAGATGTACAAATATGCGATCTATGCAGAGATTGTAACGGAAAATAAAGCTCTGCACGTTCGGATCAACACACCGGATGATACCGAGCATGGAACTCCATTTTCTGATCGAGAGCTTCAGATCCTGTGGGATAATACAGAAGATCCAGAAGTGCAGCTGATCCTTATCATGTGTTACTCTGGATGGAGAATCGGAGAGGTTGCCAATTTGGTAGTCAATCTTAAGCAAAAGTCTTACCAGGGCGGATCCAAGACAAAAGCAGGAAAAGACAGGATTGTCCCCATCCATCCGGTCGTGTATGATTTTGTTCGATCAAAAATGGAATCACAAGGCAAGCTGCTGATGTACACCCAGAAGTACCACCGGGACAAATTCTTCTACCCTACACTGGAAAGGCTTAATATAGTCGGAAACCCAAAACATACCCCTCACGATTGCAGACACACATTTTCAATGCTGTGTGAGCGGTACGGTGTCCGGGAGAACGACCGAAAAAGGATGTTAGGACATTCATTTGCTGGAGACGTTACTAACGCCGTATACGGGCACAGAACATTGGAAGAATTGCGGACTGAAATCGAAAAGATAAAAGTTCCATTTGTGACTACTTGTGACTAATTGAACCGTAAAAAGTCACAAATAAAACAAAATAAAACTTAATATAAAAGTGCCGCAAACCAAGTAAAATCAAGTGTTTCCACGATTTTACAAGGCTTTGCGCTATCTCAAAGTTAATACTTTAATTGTATGTCTTATTAATAGGAAATAATACTGATATTTTATAAAAAATCAAGTAAAATCAATGGTTTGCAAGGATTCGGAAAAACACAAAATAAATCAATTTGTGACTACCTTGTGACTACTTAAATCAATCTAAAACCCGAAAAAGATACAATATTCTTAACAAAAGCATCCCCCAGGCTGTGACTCCTGGGGGAATTTTTTACTGTTTCTTAACATATTTTGCAGATACAAAGCCATAATATTTTCCAGCAATGCGGATGTAATACCACTTGCCACCGTCATTGGCTTTCTGAGTATAATTCATAACTTCCACTTCATTTCCCTGGTTAAGAGTTGGATATTTTTTGATGTTCGGGTACTCAGTTCCTGCCCAGGTACGCACATTAAGCACTGTGGCGGTAACATTTCCCTTGAAAAGCACCTGTGTTTTATCCTGCTTGTTTGAAATTACAACTGGTTTACTAACCGGTTTATTAACCGATTCCTTTGCAAGATATCCAGTCCAGATCCAGCCAATGCCAATACCAGAAACTTTTACATGTGTCCATTTACCGCTTGTCCGCCCGTCAACCTCAACAACAGTCCCCTTGTTGATTGATCCCATGATGTAGCCGTTCGGTGTCTCACGGACGTACAGATCATTCACGGTTGCCACTCTGGTTCCTGTTTTTTTCCAGGTTACGGTATCCTCATAGGATTCCCAATCAATCCATACATAGCCATCAATCGCTGGATCATTGATCGCATAGGATTTATTGCGGACTGCTCCACCATTTGCCACAACCCCAGCTACACTGGAAGTGTTTCCCTCGTTAGTGTAAATTCTGGAGCTATCAATTTTCTGCACATCCCCAACATGAGAGCCTTTTCGGAAAATAACCAGCGCACCCACCTTTGGAGAACTATGCCATATACCACTTGCTTTGGCATGATTGGTGATAGATACACAGTTGTAGAATCCGCCGCCCATAATCTGCAAAGCCTTAGTAATTCCAAGGATTTTTACCAGCTTCCAAAACTGGTACTCCGCACACCAAGGCTGTGCCTGGCATCCTGGCTGCCCCCATGAGTTTACGTCACGTGCAAATTTAGTGTAATTATTATATCCTGCATTCTTTTTAAAATCATCCAGATAGGCATTACTTTTCTTTTCCAGGTACCCATTATTGCTTGCATAGTAGTTTCCAAGTTCTAAAAATTTTTGTAATTTACTCATTTATAATCTCCTTTAATCAAAATAATCAACAACCGATGACGTATTGCAGCACATATTTTAGATTTCCGTTAAATGTATTTAAATCATTACCTTTTATAGTTGTATCTGTAATATACAGATATTTGTTCATGTATACTGATGCATCAAATGGTGATCGAAGAGAAAAAACAAAGCCCATTCCTGATAGAAGTGAAACGGCAGTTTTTGGAACAAAAAAGCAAGATTTTTGAGCGTTTTTTACCTCCCCATCTCCATACTCAGAAAACACCAAGACAATTCCATTTTTCTGATCACTTATTTTTTCCCTCAATGTTATGGATTGTGATGCATTCATATAAGCTGGTGAGTCCGAAAGAATTTTCTGCTCAGTATTAATCCCAAGCGCCTGCTTCAGTTCTGCCACCGTGATTTTCTTGGCATCTATCCCCTGCCCTAATACGATATAATCACTATCACTTACGGTATCGTGATTATCCAAATCCGATACATGTACCATTGGTAAGTTTGTACTCATAATCTGCCTCCTATCTGATCTTCAAGTTTTCGAATCCGCTTCTCCTGGCTCTGGATAAGTTTCAGGAGCATCGGGATCATGGTTCGATAATTCCAGTCATCCGCCAGTTCTCCATCATAGATAGCAAGCTCCGGAATAGCTTCTGCCACATCCTCCGCATAGAATCCGGGCATTGCCTTATCTTCCATCGGATCTCCGGCATTCAAGTATCCTTTCTTGTACTGGTACCAAATCACAGGCAAGTCAAGGAGTTTCTGCGCTTCCTGGTCCGTAGCTTCTCTAACATGATCCTTATATCTCCTGGAAGAACTGGCAATATATCCCACAACGCCGTTGGAATCAACAGCCAGAGCTTTCGTGGATGTAACTTTTCCGAGATTGAGTAGCTGAAATTCTCCTGTGAAATCAGAGAATCCGGAATCAGGGCGCTTGGTATGTAATACAAGGCCATTTTTAATATCAATATTTTTTCCATTGGCTGATAATGTCGCACCGGAATCTCCGCCAAAAACAATTCTTCCGCTCTTGTACAGTCGGATCGCTCCATCCTCTGATTCCAGGTAGTCTGTACGGATTTTCCAACCAGCTATAGCACCATCACCAGCAGTAACATTTCCTGAAAAGGATCCCTGTCCGAAATTAACACCGGTATTATCAATATACCCAATCTGATTTCCGGAGGCGTCCATGATACGTAACAGTCCATCACCATTATTGGCACCGCCGAGCGTCAGCGTGCCGCCAGATGCATAAGAAAATGAGAAATACAATTCTCCATTAATCAACTTAATGCCCTTGATGGTACCGTTCTTGGAGAGTTTATTGAAAATATCCTCCTGTGTCTGCCCGTCCACTGCCGCCTGTGCGATATCTCCTACAGATTTTCCAGCAAGTGAAAAGCTCCGGACTTTCAGATCCACCTCGCCATCATCACTGATATACAGCGTAACGGTACCATCCGCACTTGTTACCTTAAGTTTCTTAGCATCTACCTGATCACCAGTTACATGCAGGGATCTAAGGTAAGTGGCGTTGATATAGAGCTGGTCCCCCTCCTTGTAGATTCCCTTGATACGACCATCATCTGTAAGCAAATTAAAGATGTCCTCATGAGTAAGTGCAGACATATCTACCACTACTGGAATCGTCTGCCTATCGATCAATTCTGTGGTACCTCCGGCTGCATACAGGGATACTCTTATCTCCGTGATATTCCTGGATGTAACCAGCATATTCCCATCCGCTGTAGCAATAAGCTTTCCGCTTTCTGTGCCGATAGCTGTATACAGGCTGTGGATTACTTCCTGCTCATCTTCTGCGGATATGTATACTGTGTTCCAGGTAGTTCCGTCTGCTGTTTCCTCAATCACAAATCGGCCGGAATATGGTAATCTTTTCTGCGATCCGCTCCGGTATCCGTGGAATTCCAGGCAGTAAGGATATAGATATCCACCGGATTCTTTCTTAACTATCAAGTTGGAGCATTCCATAGAGTACAGTTCTCCCGGCTCTCCGATATCTCCTTTTTCTCCGGCATACACCTTGGAAATCGTGAATTTCTTACTCACTGACATGGTTGATAAATACGTAGCCCGGATCACTATCTCTCCAGTATCTGCCGATAATCCTGTAACTGTATAGGTGCGCTTATCTGCATCCCAGTTTCCTGTTACTGCTGCCGACTGAGATACGGTGTAAGTGCAATCTGCTGAGATATCATTGGATCCGTACAGCACTGTAGCTGTAGTAGATATTCCGGCCGGAAACTCAGTATAGTTTCCATCGTGATCTACAGGGATTCCTTGATATTCGTTGGATAGCTGCAGGGCTATATTTTTTATAGATTCCAGTGCTTCTGATAGATTTTTTGATCCCAGTCGAAAATGTTCTGGATCAATTTCCACTTCCCCGGTATCCGCATTCACCCGGAAGGTAATATTCCCATCATTGCCCTTGGCTGTGAGCCCCCTGGTGTTGATCCACTCGGCCTGGATTCCAATGGCATACAAGATATTCAGTACGGCATCACCATTGGAATCAAACCCTGATTTCCAAGTTTCTCCACCATCGACGGATAAAAAGAAACCATCAATCCCCGTCTTGTATATGATCTTAGACTCTGCCAGCGTCGGCTTATCGTGCCGGTAAGTGATTACAGAACCATCAGCCAAGGTTTCCTGGGTAGAATAAAACCCCAGAGTGTTGGCAGCCATATCATTCAGCTGTTTCAGTTTGGCATCATAGGCGCTCATATTCTCCAAAATTTCTCGCTTGGCTTGCTCTACCAGTACACGACTCTCGCTTGGATACATGGCATTCTGATTCTCAACGCTTTTGGCTCGACAGGAAAATCCTGTAGAATCTGCAAACGTAAAGTCCACATCTGTTGCATAGGAATAGTACGTATTTCCACGATAATCCTCAAACTTCACTGCATCACCAAAAGTTACATATCCCATTGGAACCGCACTGGCAGAAAACGGAAGGATTTCAAAACCGGTAAGGATCTCTCCAATCCGGTTCACTCCATCCTGCTCGTTACCGGATAGCAGCTGATTGTTTTTTAAGTTGATCATGTATCCGTCTGTGCCGTATATATAATCCTGCTTATCGGCCGTGTATTTCACACCAGTTACTACGATCGTATCCACATCCGTCTCGACATCATCTACACCAATCAGCTCAACACCGGAAAAGTTATCCTTATCAATCTTTTGGTAGGTAACGATCCGCAGCATATCATTTTCATCAAGTCTGGCATTCCCACCAGCCAGAGCCGCAATCATTCCAATCACAGCCCTGTGTGTGGTACCAGTTGGCTTTTTCATTATCTGGAAGTCGTCATTTGGAAACGCTGCATCCCCCAAAACAATTCCACAGGACTGGCAGGAATCCCGAAGAAGTTCTCCAGCTGTACACGGGAATGTGATGTTGGTATCATAATCCCGATCTGTTTTACACATACCATCCAACAATGTAAGAGTTATCTCATCATCAATCGCCGGTTTCTTTGCTACCACAAAGGAACCTCTTTTAAATGATTCTATTTTCCCACCAGATAACTCTAAGTTCATGTAAATTTCAAACACGGCCCGGTTAAAACTATAGCTGGAAAACTGGTTTTCATCATTTACAAGGGATATAGATGCTGTTTTTTCAATGGCTACACCAACAGGAAAGTCGCTGCTATCAGCAGAATCTACAATTCCGTTCCCATCCAGATAGAAATCCTCTTTTTCCAGTTTAAGCTTTGTCCCGTCCGCCAGGACGACATTAGCTGTTACATAGTAGTCCTGGTTTTCCTTCGATTCCTCCAGGAGCTGATCTGATACATTTATCACAGTTTTCTTTTCCTCCTGATATTAATAGATAAGTCTGTCCATTTCTCGTATCCGTCTTTCAGCGACTGAGCCGCCATGGTATAGTTGGAGCAATAGAATTCTGCATCGATCCATTTTCCCGGAATGCGTGGATCCTTATGGTGGAACATAAAACTCTTCTTATCAATAAGAGCATTCAGGATAACCGAAATTTCTTCCCATGTAAGCTCTCCCCAAGTAAGATCATACCCAGAAATCGTACCCATAACAGAATTGTGCATGGTAAGAGCTTGATCTCGCTTCGTACTTTTTGTACTGGTGGTTGAAAGTGTAGGTTTATAGGTGCTAGGAGCCGCTATAGCGACCCCATCAATTTTAAACTGTTCCTGCTTCGTAAAATCACCTCCTACTCATCAAGTTTAAACGGGTTTCTCCCACCATTACGATTTCTCCTCAACTCCCCTTCTTCCAGAACGATGTCCAGGAGATTCCTTCCGGAAGCGGATACGGATATATTGTAGATATTGTTTCCCTGTTTACCACCAGATTCTTCCCGGGCAATCTGTCTAAGCAAACTTTCCGGTGCCTCCAGGTTTCTGCCATTCTTCTGATCCCCCAGTACTGCCAGGAACTCGCTCCGTGGTGGGATAACGGCTCCGGTTGCCAGATAAGGCACTGTATTTACGCTTGGAAGGTTCAACCATGATCGATACGTACCCGACCTTTTTGTGATTGGGTTCGTGTATTTGTACGTGAACGTAAAGCTCCTTTCAATTCCAGATAATGCATTATTAATGTTTCCAATAGATCCATTAACCTTTGAAATCACATTATTCATGGTACCAATGATCTCAGAGCTGATTCTTTCAGCTGCAGTAAGGGCATTTCCAAGTTCTTTCTCGATCTTCTTTGCGACTGCCTCCCATATCTGATTGGTGTTGATAAGAACGGAAGACCAATAACTTTGAATAGTAGTCATAACCTTACTCATTATGTCTTTGGTATCAGTGTCCATAGTACCTAGTGCCGTTGATACAGAGCTTGCAGAATCTTCCCAGTTATCTTTTGATGCAGTTGCAATATCTTCAGAATTGTCTGTAACGGATTTGCTGGCTGCACTCATGGCATCTTCTGTGGATTTTTGCACAGCTTCCATTGACGTTCCTACAGCTGCCGATACGGCGCCAAATCCTGTCTTAGCTTTTTGCGATATTGTATCAGAAGTTTTTCCTATAGCGGTACTTGTAGCACTTGAAGCTTCTGGAACATCTTCAGAAAACGCTTTTACGATAGCGCTTGTATCAATTCCAAGTTCTTCCATTTTGGTTCTTAATGCTTCAAATGCTTTCCATGCTGTAGCACCAGATGTTTCCTGTTCCTGCAACACTGTACTCAACTCGCTAAACTGAGACGGAGTTATAGCTCCCTGCTCAGCAAGACGTTCCAAAGCAGATTTAGCATTATCAAATTCTTCACCCATTGTCCCGATGTATTCTTTGATGTTACTTATATGGGTATTGGATGAAGTATCTGATTCTTCCATTGCAGTTTTTAGTGCTTGTTTAAACGTATCTGTTGATATTCCAGCATTTTCAAGAGTAGTTGCCACTTTTTTTAACTGTTCATCAAAATTAAAAGAGTTATCTCGTATCTGGGAAAGGTCTCCGCCGAGCCCTATAAGTTTATCTCCTGAAATACCTGTTTGTTCCTGCAGAAGTTTCAATGCCTTACGTACAATCTCGAAATCGTTAAATGCATCAGATGTAGATTCTTTCATATCCATAGTTTCTTTGAGGTGAGTAAAGCCATCATACATAAAGGCTGTTGCCCCTATATTGATCACTTTTCCCCAGAACCCATCAAACTGTCCGCCTGACTTTTCTGCTGCATCTCCCAGATTTTTCAATGATCCTGTCGCTTCTGTAGTTCCATCTCCAACAACATCTTCTAGTGCTGCTCCAATTACCTTTGCATTTTCTTCTGCAGCAATTTTCTCTGCAATTTTGCCAATGATAAGAGTTGCCAAATCTGATATTCCTGATATGTTTGCAATCTTCACTACAAGGAAAGCCTTGGTTAAAATATCAACGATGGATCCGACAAGAGGATGATTTTCCTTTATACCACTAATCAGTCCATCAAAAGCGCTTGATAATCCACCAATGATTAAGTCAGCTGCTGTTAGTAAAATATCCCCCCATGGAAGTCTTCCTAGAAATTCTCCTACACCCTCACCAAATTCATAAAATGTATCTTTTGTAAGAGATTTTCGGAGAGTGCGACATAAATTCTTAAGAAAACTTCCGAATGCTTCTCCGTTCTTCTTCCATTCAATCCCGTTTATTGTGCTTTCAATTCCACTTTTTAGATTTTCCTGAAAAGAATCCCAATCAAATTCCTCGTCAAATCCTGCCAGAATATCGAATGCGCCATTGATAACTCCTACGATTGCATCAGCAATGTCCGTAAGGTTTATTACATCAAACATTCCAGTCATTGCCGTACCAATGGATTTTCCAAGCTCTGTCCAGCCTGTAATCCCGGCATCATTTTTCTTGGACATTTCCTGCACGAATCCGGAAAGCATTTTCCAGGAAATCATAAACTTGTTTCCAAGCAACTGTCCAAGGGATGTCCAATTGATTTCTCGGATCGCCCCCTTTAAGGATTTCGCAATGCTGGATCCTATCTGGATAAAATCAATACCGCCGTTTCCGATCAGGAGATTAAGGGTATTTACCGCTGTGTTGATTCCTGTACCAAGGGTACGTCCCATCAGATCCCAGTCGATATGATCTACCAAACTGTTAAAGACCGTAGTAAATGCCGTAATAAATTCCGTAACCTTCGGCCCTACATTATTCCAGCTGATTACATCGTATACTTTCTGCAGTCCTTTATTGATACCATCTGCCATATAGGCACCAAGGCCTTCCCAGTCCTCATCCTTGATTAGTTCCTTAATCTTGTCTGCAATCCCCTTAAGAGAGCTTTCGATTGGAACCTCCTCAAACATATCTCCTGCAGATGGGCCAGTATACTTTCCACCGGATCCAATTCCAGAATCAGAGCTGCTGCCATCATCATACCGGTTGATTTCATCGATCGGGCTGAGATACCCCTGTAATGCTTTGGCAGCTTTCTTGGCACTATCCGCCGTATTATCCAGACTGGCTGCATAATTTTCCTGCACTGCAATTGCCTTGGTAAATGTTTTTTGCCCGGTAAGTGCTGCAATTAACATACCTACACGGGTCACTGCCTGAGAAATCAAATTGATAAAGCGCACCAGAATAGGTGATACTACTGTGAGAATCGGCGCAAATGCTGTTGCAAAACTGTTCTTAAGCTGGGTAAGCGCAGATTGTAACTCGGAAATACTCCGATTGATGTTATCAGCACCAGTAGCCAGATCATACTTGGCAAGATTTTGCATTCCCTCTGCTGCGGCACTACGCAATCTATTAAGCAGCGCAAATAAAGAACGGATACCGAACGCATACCTGAGCATATTTTTAAGTGATATCGTGCTTTTATTGGCTGATTTATGGATTCCAAAAATACCGCTTGATATTTTCTTTAATCCTGCCACTATTGCCACGGCTGCAAGCTGGGCAAGTTTTCTGTACAGAGCCGATATAGCATTGCCGATATCACGGATTTTTTTCTTTAATCCAGCAATACCGGATGCTCTGAGTTTTTTTGCAAGGACTTCCATTTTTTGCCCGAGCCTGCTTACAGATCCCGAAATTTTTTCTACTTCGCCCGATTCTTCTTTCGGAAATAATGTCACAGTTTTATACTGCTTTACCTTATCTGTAAGATCTTGGAGTTTTATCGCAGCTTCATCATATTCATCATCCCCCCACCACTTACCAGATTTTTCCAGAGATTTTAATTCTTCTTTTGTTTTTTTGATTGACTCATACAGTTCATTTACCTTTTCTTTTTCCGCATTAAAAGCTTCGGCCTCTTCTTGCGCCGCTTTTATTGCATCTTTTGTTCTTTCGTGTAACGCCTGTCTTTCTTCATCTGATATTTCGCTGGTATCGCCTACCAGGTTTGACTCATCGTTCCATCTGTGGATTTTTAATCTGGATATATCTTTTGGATCAAAAGCTTTTTTTACTTCTTTGGCTGCTTTTTTTCCGGATTCTGCTGTTTTCTCAAGATTTTTATTAAGATTTGATACGGAATTATTTGCGGTTCCCGATCCGCTTGTTAATCCATTTATCATTTTTTCAAAATTTTCAGAAATGGATTTTACATTCTCTGCTATGCTTACTAAGGTTTTTTCAATGTCCTCCATTCCCTTTTCTACACCGCTTGTATCAATCTTGGTATCAATAACAACGCTTCCGTCGGCCATGTAATCACCTCCTACAGCCACTTTTCAAGGTTTGCAATTTCCTCTCTTTGTTCTTCACTGAGTTGCTTTTTGAGATCTATGATATTTTTGTTTGAATTGTAAAAATCGTTTTCCCACTTCTCTAACTTTTGATGCTTCATCTTTTTTTGCCGGATATGTATCACCTGTGAAAATAGGCACTCTCCGATCTCCATATATGCCCCGAAGAAAGTCCACCAGTGCAGGTATTTTAAAGAACGGATCTCTGTTCCCTGCACCCTATTGATTGCTGGAATGATGATCTGTGCATCTTGTTGCCAGTCCATAGTATGCGGTTTCTTAACTCCATCATCACGCATTCCGCAGTCGATAAATTCTATGATTTTCTCACATGCTTCCCCGTATTTTTCTACTGGGAGATTATCATAATCAATCACCATGATCTTCAAGATGGTGTCCATTTTTACCCATGTTTTTTCTCTTTCGGAAGCATCTAGCAAAAACAAATCCGGGTCGCTTGTGGCCGTCAGCACGTCCAAAACAGCCCGGAAATCCGTTCTTATAGCATATTCAGTTCCATCAACATTAATCGAAGTGGGAAGCTCCCACGGGTTCATTAATTATGGTACTTTGCCGTATACTTGCTCTGTCGGCTCTGTACCCTTTTAACACGCACATCAAGTTCTGATTCTACGATCTGCCCCAGCTTTTCAATGATCTCTTCTACGTAGAATTTTCCGTTTTCAAGTGGCGTAAACGGATTCATTACTGAGAAAATTGGTGTGGAAATATCTGAGCCAAACATCTCATTTAATTGCTCTTTCAGTTCATCACTCTTCGCAAAAAAAGCGTCAACATCTTTCTCGTCCTGCCCCTCAAACATGTTGTTCAGAAAGTCAACTGTTTTCTCGTATCTCCTTGCGATATCGAGATCCGGGTTGAAGCGGAGAGTAAAAAGGATTCCTCCATCAGAATCAAGAAACTCGTATTCGGCCTGCTTTACGCTGGTCTGTATCTGCTTTGCCATTTATTTTCTCCTTTCTCTAATAACTTATTACTCTGCCAAGCTGGAAGCGGATGGGGTAAATGTTTTCTTACTCATATCCCAGGTGCCTTTTACACGATTACCAGCTTTATACAGTGTGAATGGAGTCTGTACGCCGGAAGTGTCACCGCCTACACTGTTAGGAATCAGGTATACATCCTCTCTCCATGCCCATACTACCGTAGGTGCCACACTTTCTGATTCACCAGGCTTAAGAAGCACATCGACCATAGTGGTTTTACATTTATCTCCCGTAGATCTGTTGTTTGCCAGATCCATAATTTTGTTGGAGAGTGAATCGTCATAATCTTCGTAGTAGTAGGAGCTTACATCTGCCTGTGCCTTATATCCAGAATGTTTTACGGACTGTTCATTCAAAATATTTTCCTGGATTTCCACGTCCGGATTAAGCTCTTCGCTGTACTCTTCAAGTGTTTTTCCAAGCCTTACATAGGTTGGAGTGGAAGAACTAAATGCTGCATCAATATAGTGCGCAAGATATTTTCTTTCAATCATAATAATTTCCTTTCTGCCTATAACTTTTAAAAGGCTTTGTAGGTTAGCGGCTATCTTCAAGCGATAGTCGGGTTAGTTGTTATGTTTGAGCGGAATCACCATTTCTCCCACTCGTACTCATATTTCACGGTAATAGGAAGTAGCCAGTCCTGTACGCCGTTCTCCTGCGGCTCTGTACCATAGGAATTATCACGGGTGATACGTTTTATCACTCTCCCTCTGGAAAGCTCTGGAAAGCTGGATAAGCGTGTCTCAACGCCATTTACGGCAACCGGTTCACGGCATATCCACTTGCCTAGATTATCCAGGAACCTCTGTACAGAAAGCTTCTGCCGTTCCTTATCTGAAGCTGTGCGGTACACCACGATAAACGGATACTGGCACACTTGGTGCATCGTGCCGCAAACATCCTCTTTTTCGGAATAAATCAGCGCCCCGGCATCCGCATAAAAGGCAATTCCGCTGTCTGTTCCCAGCTCCTCATATTTGATTTTTTCACCATCATGCAAACCGGGATACTGATTAAGCAGTGATTTCATGGCATCTGCCAGAATATCCTTTCCATCTGCATCTTTTCCTATTGGCTTATTATCTTCCATAACTGCTCCTTATTTTGCCAAGATCTCAAAGTGTGGGATTAATGTATACGGGCCGCCCACACTGGTAATCCTGAACACATTATCCTTGTTTTGGTTCATGTGTTGATAAAATCCACCAGGGTAATCATTATCATTCACGATACCCTTATCCCATTCACCCTCCCAGAAAAAGTCATCTTCTGGCGAGAATGTGAGAGTTTCGGATAAAAGATCGTTGGTCTGTTTTTGCCATTCTTTTGGTGGCAGCCACGGTATAGCATTGCCGTCCTTGTCTGCAATTACTTTCTGCCCGGACTGATTAACTCCGTACAAAATATGCAACTGTGCATTGTCGGCGGTATCTGGTCCGTATTTCTTAATGATCGCCCCTCTATCAGTGTTCAGGTCAACGCCAGATAGTATATGAGGATACCAGTACGCATCTCCTGTTGTGGCACTTTCGTAATAGTTGAAAACTGTTACTGTTTTGCTATACATGATATCCTCCCTATTTTCTTATCCATTTTTTTGATTTTCCATCCCACCGAAAACCATTTTCTTTAATAGTATCCTTTATAACAAATGTCTGCCCAGATACAGATTTTACATTTTTCCAGTTAATTCCAAAGACTGTATCTCCGTTCGCACCAGCCTTTTCCTTGTATGTCAGATATACAGTTCTATTTGTCGGTGCTGTTTGCTCTTTTTTAACCGGTGTCGCATACACAAATTCAATTTCACCATCTTTACCGGCCCTTGCGCTCAATACAGTTTCCGTATAATATCCAGGAGAATAGCCTTTTGGTTTTCTATAAATCGTTTCGATTGTTTGAACCTTAGCATTTTTTTCAAATACCGAGTTTTTGCCAAATCCGCTTGTTCCACCTCTACCACCCATTACATTTCACCTCGTTAAATTTGTCGGAAAATGCCTTGATTCTGACGATGTTTCCCTTACACTCTTCCGGAACTTTCCCGTAAAAGATAATACTTTCTGGATGTAGCCGGTCAATCATGGCATTGTATCCGGACAGAAACAGCTCTTTCTTTGATTTTCCATTCATGCAACCAACAGAAGATACTGCAACTGTTCCACCCTCTGGCTCCCCATCAAAACACCAATCGTAAGAATCCGGTGTACTCCATGATATTGTTGGAATCACACGGCAACCATACTCTTGCAGATATGCGCCTATCCAGTGTTTGCGGTAATGGTTGTATATCTGGATGGCTTTAGGAAAGTCGGTGTAGGTGCTGAAATCTGGTGTTAGGACGTACCGGAATCGGATCAGCTTATCCACATATCTGTCTGGATTCCTCCATAGTGCATTAAACTGATAATCGTCCAAAAAGAAATGAACAGCTTTCTCTTCTGGATTACTGCATTTTCCTCTGGCGTAATTGAATCCGACAAATTCGCAGTTGCCCTCGAATGTCTCGGGTTCTATCTGTGGTATGCCATATTCACCAACGCCGTTAAAAATGCGGCGGTTTAAGTTTTCGAAAGCTATACTGGTTTCCCGATTTGCCATAGTTATTTACTATTCAGCTTATCCACGTCAACCTTGGACGTTCGTTTCCATAATTCCGTAATTTTCTCCCACCCGAACATGGAAATAAACGCCACGATAAACCCAGCCATGATAGCTGCTAAAATCATATACCACAAGATCACCATGTGGATATACTGCATATACGCTACAAAAGCGGCTACAGTAATTCCGATAGACAGTACAAACACCAAGGCATCTGTCGGAATTTTCGACAGGAACCCAACATTTTTAATTACCTGTGTAATCACAGACACGCAAAACGCCAAAACACTGATTACTGCTAGAATCAGTGTTACATTTGTAAATAATGCTTCCATTTTTAGCCCTCCGTATAATCTTCAATAATGGTCTCAATGCCATATTCGATGGCGCAAGTGTTCTCAATCTTGCACCCTCTGGCTTCGTCCCAGCCTTTAGCAAAATACGCCACATCAGCTTCTGCCAGAAGTTTGATGGATTCACCAGTATACCAGAGTGGCTTTGCGTCAACTGGTGCCGACTGGAAGAAAGAATCAATTACTTCTACAGGCTCGCCAACCTGTTTCTCTGCACTTTTAATTGCCTTTTCTCTTACTGCAAGGATTTCCTCGTCTGTTTTCCCCCTCATGGGCTGAGAAATAAATAACTTTTTCATTATTTTTCACCTCAATTTCTTGCAATAGAAGCGTTTGCCCACATGACGGATTCTTCAAGTTTTGTCATGGCAAGAGATTTCTCTCTGCTATTCGGGCAAATACCATCGATCAGATACGCCAGTTCTTTTCCTTTTGCTCTGATTTCTTCATATTTTTCTGCCTGCCCGTCTTTCGGGCTATGGTACATAAAGTTGTTCTCAATCTGATTATTCATATTCACACTCCTGCATATAAAATTGGTATTCCATCATCCGTCCTTACTCCCATCAAAAGTGGTAAAGCTGTCTTTAAGAGCAAGTCGTTCGTTTTCTGTACATCTCCAACAGCGGCATACACCGCACTCCATTCCTTTGCGCCCGATGCTTTCTGCTGAGGTGTTGCGTAAGAGATGGATTCACTGCCAGATGATACAGATGTTACAATGCCTGTCGTGCTACCACCGGACCCGATTGCGGTTGATGCACCACTCACAGCGGCATTGGTAGCATTCTTTTCAGCAAGCTCAATCTGATACATTTTTTCAGCCAGTGAACAGACCGCCTTTTTGATACGCTTCTGCGAGCGTTCATCTGTCGGCAGCCCATCCACCAACCTGTCGGATGTCATTAAATCCACAAAATCACTGGCCCTCTCTGCCAGTCGTGGGAAGTCGGTTTCTGGCACAGCTGAACCGAAGTATGAAGTTGTGTAAAATTCATAATCTGCATAAGCCATGCCAGTTACCTCCGATCAGCCATTTGATTTAATCATACCCATACGGATGTTCTTTTCGTTGTAAACCAGAGACCAGTTGCTCTTTTTTCCAAGTTCCGTATTGGTAGGAGATTCCTTTGCGATCTTATTTGTATCCAGGCTAAATCCGTTAGGATGCAGCACAAAACCCTGCTTAGTATACAGCTTTCTGATACCGGCTTTTGTTTCTGGATCATAATCTGTGTAATACGGATCTTCGTAGTTATTTTTGTCGCAAGTCAGAACGGTTCCAGATCCGATCATATAGGTTTTATATACCAGATTTGTCTTGGAAGTATCCACTGTGAAACGATCGGACACAACTGGAATGAAACCGCCGATAGAAGGAAGATCGACCTCCTTCGCAATAGCATTTTCCACAGTGTACTTATTATAGTCTACTAATCCAAGCGCTTTATACTTTGCATACATGTAAGAGTGCAGGAACAGAAGCCCCATCTTCTCTGAAGAATCTCCAAGCGCTTTCTGCTGCGCAAAAATCAGTGTAGTTTCATCAACTTTGTTTGCATCTGTTACGGATCCGGTTCCGGTAGGCTCTGAGATATCAGTGATATGATTTATCATTGCATCAAGAGAAAGAATCGCATCCACAATAGTCATAAGCTCTCTTGTACGAACCTGCCTGTAGTATCCAGCCACGGAGTTTGCAACATGAGTCATCGGATCCGCTCCGGTCAGCTCTTTCGTAAAATCCTGTGCTTTCCATGCTTTCATCCTCTGGATAAGCATAGCTGTCTGTTTCTTGCCTGAGATCTCAGACGGAACGTTGTTCGTCTCACCATCGTTGTTCAGGGCTGGATCATCGTTTTCATCAATTGGGATGTAAAAAGGAAGTGTACATACATTGCCTTTCGTTCCAATCAAATCCATGATTTCTTTATTTTGTATGAGGATTCCTGATGCAAGAATAGCATCATTCCATGTTGGCTGCTCCGCCATATATCCGGAGAATACTTCCGGGTCAAAATTAAAGCCGCCAAATGTTCCGGTCATTGCCATAGATATAGTCCTTTCCGTAGAGTAGGACTATTTAGAAAATCAAAAAGTCCCATCTACCTGTAATTGTTTGGGTGTCAGGTTAGCAGCTACACTCCAATTGCATAGCCGGTTACTACTTACTTACTGAGTGCCGTATAAAGATCTGGATCACTCTGTTTAAGCTTGATACGAGCGTCAAGACTCATCTTTTTAAAATCTTCTTTTGTAATAGTGCCGCCGGTTCCACTACCATTCTGAACGGAGGTCGTGAACCTAGCTGCATTCTGCTGCGCCTGTGCCTGCTGTTTATCGACAAAAATTCCTGTTTTTGTATTTCCATCTTTGTCAGTAATCATTCCTTTAAAAATGTCCTCAACAGATCTTCCTTTTGCAGAATCAGAATCCAATGCCTTTGTCAGTTCTTCCCGGTAATGGCTCTCAGTAATATCGTTGAGGAACTCATATAACTTTACTCCTTTATCATCCGTAGATGTAAGGAATTCATTTATCGTTTTCTCAAGCTCAATTTTTCGAGCATCAGCGGCACGTGCTGTTTTCTCATCATTAAGCTGGGTGGTAAGAGTAGCAATCTGTCCTTTCAGATCGTCCACATCAACATTTTTAAATCCGTCCAGTTTTGCCTGGACATCATCAAGAGATGTTTTGTACTCATCCCTTTTCTGGGTAACCTTATCGTAATCTGATTTTGTACGATAGTTCTCGTCCATTTTCTTTTTTAGATCGCTTTTCTTACCCTCTGGAACCTCAATACCAAGCTCCTGTAAAATCTGTTCATAATTCTGCATAATATCCTCCTAAACGTGATTTTTAACCGTCCGTCAACGGTAATGGATTGAGCCAGTTAAACCACTGGCGAGGTAATCGGAATAGCAAGAATCGAACTTGCGACACATAGCCTATAAGGCTACTGCTCTACCACTGAGCCATATTCCATCGTATTGTCTTTTTGATCCGCCCAGCAGATAACAGGATAAGACATAACCTTTTCAACATGTTGAATCGTGGGAAAGATAGGAATTGAACCTATATTGTTTACCACAAGGGAACGGATTTACAGTCCGCCGCAACACCGCCAATCGTTGCCGCTTTCCCATAACCCGGATTCCCGGGTTAGCAAGGTGTTTATCGTGTTATGCCTGCCACTATCCGACTTTCACGGAAGGTTCCACCTGTTTTTATTACCCGTCTCACAAGGAGGTGTTACCAGCCTGCCATTACTGGTAAAGGGATGTGCCGGAAATTGCATCCGCTTTTCAACCTCCAGGCCGCTCAAAGCCTGTTTCTGCTTAAGGGCACATCCAGAGAAAGGAGGAAATGATGAAAAAAGAAAGCAAAAACTCTCAGTCAGAAAGTCCTTGCAAGGTCGCTACTCCTTGCAGGATTATAGTATCATATAGTGGAGAAAAATTTGTCCTCACATTTTAGTCTGAAAGCATCTTGATTCTTCGCATTATCTCTTCTTTTTCATCGCGAAAATCAGAGTCCACCATCATTGCGGAAAGCATATCGTAGATTTCTACCATGAGTCGTCCAAGAGCTTCCATTAGCTTATCTTTATGCTGCTGATCGCCATTGGTTTGATACGCCTGTTTTGCAGCGATATAGTCATCATACAAGGCATCAATATTATGATCATACCGTCCGTTACTGTACTTTTTGATCACATCCTCTGCCACTTCCGCAACGGTCCCGGAAGTTTCCCAGTCGCCACATATCCTTTTAAGATTGCAGATAGTTGTGGTAAGTTTAAAAATCACGTCAAGATTGCTGTTTGTGAGCTGTTTCTTTACATTTTCTTCCTCGATTTTCAGTTGATTTTCTAAAATTTTAATCATATCTTTCATATCATCACCACCTACCTGAATATCTCACACATTTTTGATTTGTATTTATCATGGATGCGCTGCTGGGATTCTGTGATGTACACCATGTCGTAGCCGGATGAAATCAGATCAACAACGATTTTTTCTAACTTTTTCAATTCATTATCCACATCTTCCACAAGTTTTTCTACCATGATAGCGTCTGCTACAGCTCCCATTTCACGAAGTCGTGAGGAATAATGTTCATACAGGCCCTTAGTCTCAGATTCCCACTCATGATATTGGTTAAAGCCATCTTCAATACCTTTCTGTTTGGTTGACTTCCCTACACTAATCCGGTTCGCTGTCTGCCAGTTCTCCGGTATCATGGCAACCTGCCCAGAATAGGTATTCGGCATCAATTTATTATGATGGTTAATGTAGTATTGATTGATTTTCTTTCTTTCCATAGATTCCGCGAAATACTGGTATTCGTGTAATCGCTTATAGCCTTTCATGCCAAGGAAGTCAAAATAGTCTGACATCTGATCATGAAACATAAGAGCCGCAATCATCCGAGCATTAATCTCTGAAAAGATAGATTCTACACTGCTTACATCTCTATTGCTCTCGAAGGTAATCATTCAGATCACCTCCCTCATGCTACCTTTTTAATTATAAGGTTTGCATCTTTCACCAGAACGGCTCCGGCAGAGATGTTTCCGGCGGATACAGTCAGGGACATTCCGGCAGGCACTGGGATAAGGGTGACGGCACTCACATTCTGGTATACATCTGCTGTAACAACCGTATAATCCATCTCTGTTCCACCAATAACCTCTCCATTTAGTTTAAGGGCCAGTGCTGTTGCTCCTGCGGCTGCCGCTGTTACATTTGCATTGAACTGTAATTCTACAGCCATCGGCTGATTGCTCCTGTTTGTGATTGTAAACAGCCCACTTCCCTCAATATGATTGAGCCATCCACTCTGGCAACCACATCTGCGAGATTTTACACGGGTGTTGTTAAAAATGATATTCTGATTAGCTGCTACTTCTTGAGCTGGTATATTAATTACATTTAGCATAACAATATTCTCCTTTTCTAATAAAATTAGGGGTAAACTCCATGTCTACCCCTGTGATATTTGCAATACTACTTTGTAGCAATGGAATCTTCCAACATGCTGATTATTCGGTTTTGATTCTCAATGATCTTATCCAGGTACTTCCTGTCCTGCTCCTGGAGATGCTTTGCAATGTCGGCATTACTGGCCTGCGATAAATCACTTTCGTAATTCATCACCTGCAAAAATACGCCAAACAGATTAAGCATATCCAGAGCAGTTAAGTTATTGTCTGTCAAAGTACGTTACCATTCCCACAATATCCGCCTAACCCATTCATGTTGTACGCAAAGTACGGGGAACAGGTAAGATAGGTCGGTTTCGGTGTAGGTCTTACCGCATCCACGATGTTTTTGGTCTGGTTGACCTGGGAAATCTGCCAGTATGCAGTCTGGAGATCTCTGTCACGGTCTGCCAGTTTATCACGTAGATTCTGGATAGTATTATCCTGCATAAGCTGACGGGTTGCGTTGCCGTCCGCAAGAACTGCCTCTTTGATATCGCAGCAGCAGGATGCTAACTGTGCCTGCATATTCTGTGCTGCCAGAGCGGCATCATATCGGCTCTGCAAGATTTCTTTCTGCGTTTCACAGCAGCAACTCTGCTGGGCTGCCTGTAACTGCTGCAAACCAAGCTGGTTTGTGTACCGGCTTTCTAACACGTCTCTCTGGGTCTGACAAGCGGTATTGGAAACATTCTGATTGGTATTGAAAATGTCACGTTTTACGAACTCATCACTAATGAAGTTGTCCTGTACGCCTGTTTCAACGCCGCTACGATTCCAGCCGCCCATCATAGGAAATAAGAATGCTATGAAAATAATCCAAATCCAGCAATTTCCTCCCCACATATCGTCATTATCATTTCTTGTAACAGCCGCAACATCCGCTGCTGTAAGACCTAAGCCTTCGTTCATAGTAAGTAGTCTCCTTTTCATAAAATTTATATTTAAGGCGCGCACCTAAATATCGTTGTTTAATAATCAAATTTATGGTATAATATTTGTGTGGGAATAGGGATTCGCGACCCGAAAGTCACATGCCTTAGTGATTTTCCCACATTCCATTTAAGGTGTACATCAGAAAGGCAAGGTGTTATTTTTATGCCAAAATTAGATTTATCTGGCAAACGTTTTGGAAATCTCATTGTTATTTCTCGTGGTGAGAAAACAAAACATGGTGTCTACCGCTGGAATTGCAAATGCGATTGTGGAAAATTTACTTCTGTTCCGACAAATGATTTGCAAAGCGGTCATACTCGTTCTTGTGGGTGTTTGAGAAAAAGTGATTCTTCTATAACGCAAGGATGTAAAACCCGTCATTTGCGATATGGTTTTAATAATGACGGAAGAAGCAAACATCCTCTTTATGGAACATGGAATCAAATGATTTCTCGTTGTGAAAAGCCAAATGTCCCAAATTATAAAAGATATGGTGCAAAAGGTATTTCGGTATGTAAAGAATGGCATGATTTCTGGAAATTTGTTGAATGGTCTGACTCGATAGGCGGGCGTTCTAAGGGATTTACGCTTGATCGAATAGACTACAATGGAGATTACGAACCATCAAATTGTAGATGGGCTAATAATCATGTCCAAGCAATGAATAAATCATCTTCCATTCTTTTAACGCATAATGGCAAAACAGAAACTCTTGCAACATGGGCTAAAATAATCGGTATTAGTGACCAAGCCATGTATAACCGCTATAATCGCGGGTGGAGTGAAGAAGATATGTTTTTGCCAAATCAAACAGGGAATAACGGATTTAAAGGGCGACATTAGTCGCTCTTTTTTTTATTTAATCAACCCGGTAAACTGTGCAGGATCAATTCCATTTTGTCTGCATCTGCTTTCAAAAATCTGCTGCGGATTCTTCCCCTTGCACATATCCATTGCTTGTTTAACATCCGGGTTAGACTGTGCTATCTGGTTAAACGCTGCCTGTGGGTTTCCAGATTTCCTAATCTGATTAATTACCTGCATTGCCTGCATCATTGCAGACATCGGATTTTTACTGCCACCCACGCTTCCGATCAAACTCATTAATGGATTCATTCAGATTCCTCCTTTTTCGGTACATCCCCTAATCGCTCCAATAAGGCGTTAAATTCTGCCCGTGTAACATAGTCAGCGTTTGGTGTATTCTGCTGGTTATGAGCTAGATTTGGAGCTTCCGGGGATATCTCAGAAAATTGAAACACCTTGAATGTTGCACTTCCCATTCCATCAACAGACTTAACGTAAAACACCGGGCTGTTGTTATCCATCATCCATGCAGTGTGCCCCGGCTGTACTATCTGGTTTCTTGCACCCTCAATTCCGGCTACCTGTATCCAGTTCACGTTGGATGTCGGTACTGGCTGCTGTACAGGCTGAGACTGTCCAGAGTACATTCCCATTTGCTGATTTCTCTGCTGTTCGAGCTGATTGATTCGGTTCTGTAACATAGCCTGCTCATTCGCAAACTGCTGTGGATCTACCATATACGGATACATAAGCATACCTCCTATGTTTCTTTGTACCTATATTTTGCCATAGGAAAATAATAGGAAACAGTTCATCAAAGTATCAAAAAAGTTTTTTTTCAAATATTACGCACATACATCTTGACATATTACGCACATAGATGTATAATAAAGACAGTTAAAGAAGAACAGCACATAAGGAGGAAGAAAAAAATGATCAGATATGGAATAAGTAGTAAATACAGTTTCGGAGAATGGTCTCACAGAGTGTACGGCCCGTTTGAAACAAAAGAACAGGCTGAAAAATGGCTAAACACAGAAGAACGTGATTTCCGTGAAAGAGAGATTATGAGCAAGACGGCGGCAATCAAACTCGCTGGTAAGAAAGCTGTGGAAAACGCTATGGAAGTATAACGAAAAAAGCAGCTATAACAGCTGCTTTTCCTTGAAAAATAATTATATATTTCAATCCGCGCCCCACGAATAGAGCGAACCTCAGTATAAATAAATACTGAGTATCAGCAATTGCTGATATATGTATAATACATCAAAAATAATAGAAAATCAAGAGGAAATGATTATGGCAACAGAAGCTCAGAAAAGAGCGATTAGAAAATACGAAAACAATAACTATCGCCTAAATATCGTATTCCCAAGGGGAACGAAAGAAAGAATAGAAAAATTAAGTCTCGGGAAAAGCAATACTGCTTTTATTAGGGATACCGTACTAACAGCACTCGATCAGCTGGAAGAGAATGAAAGATAAGAGGGGAAAAAGAATGTATGATGAATATACAAGTGGAATTCTTTCGGAATATGCATATTGCATCCAACTGGGGCATGATATACATATCGGAGATACCTATCCAATTGAAAAACTTTGGAATGGGAAAGGAAATATTTCTGAAATTTTGAGAAGCGGAAAAATCTCGGTGCAGGACGAGGATGGAGAAGAATATGTATTATTTTTTGAAATAATAAAGAACAAATCTCAAATATTAAAAACAACCGTAAGAATAATTGACGCTGACTAATTGTGAAAGGAAGGAAAAGAACATGAAAATTAATGGAATCGGAGTTATTAATAAGAAAGAGGCAATGTCTATTTTAACAAAAGAAGGACGGGAAGCCGTTAATGCTGGAGAAATCAGCATGGAAGAACTTGGAACAATGTACAAACTCGAACAAGTCAAGAAGGTTTGTAACATCGGTAGATGCTCTGATGCATTCCGAGCAAATTATAGCCGCATCCCGGACAGCTTAAAGGAAAAGCTTACGCCGGAAGAACTGGCGGAGCTGGTAGAAGCGGTTTATAAATGCTATGGGGACGGAAAAATCGCATAATAAAATAAAAAGAAAGTCACACTCAAAAAATAAATGTGGCTTTCTTTTTTTTGGAGTTAAAAATAGAACTAATGTTTTAATCCCTGTCCCAGTGGATTGCTACTGGAACCACTCTCGGGAGCAACCACCCGGAGCGACTAAAAAAGCTATTAAAAGCTTTTTTTTAAAAAGAACTCTAATATTTCAATCCTTGCCCTGGCGGATAGCTGCCAGAGGCCACTAACAGAAGCGTCCATCTGTAGCGACTAGGATTATAATATCACGGATTGCTATATTTATCAATAAAAAAGTAAAGCCCCTGGAAAGTTAATCCCGGGACTTTTATCGTATCAGCACACTTTAATTATTTTATTGTTTACTCTCCGGCTTAATCGTTTCGCCGTGGATATACTCACATTCATCTGTTCAGCGCAGTATTCAAGTGTATATTCTTTGCACCTCAGCCGGAATAGTCTTTCCTCATCCGGCGTGAAATTACACTCTGCCAAGAATCTGTCTATATCTTTCTTTGTGAATACATATAATTTCATGAGCATACCTCTTATTAATGCAATTAACGCTGATTCTGTGCAAGATAATTTGTAAGTTTCTGCTTTGTTTTTTTTAATTCCTCGGCGTTATCCCCACTAATCTGGCTGTCCAACATAGTTGATAACACTTCCAGAATTAACGAATCTCGTTCTGCGATTCTTCGAAGACTTTCATAGTCTCGTCTATCGTGTTCTTCCAGCGTCTCCACTCGCTTATTAAGCCGAAACGCTGGAGTAATCCACTTAACAATTACAGCCGCTGCACCTCCGAAAATGGATACCCCTCCGCAGATAGAAAGAAAAAATTGAATGAATTCTGATATGCTCATGCGTCAATGTCCTTTCATGTATCGTTTTGCTCCGGCATTTGCTTTAGACTGCTGCTTGTACCCGAAATCTGCAACCTTGTTGCGATCATATTGAGCCGCAAGATTGTTGTCCTGGCAGAATTTATTATATGCTTTATTCTGCTCAGTCAGCCGGAAAGCCATCCGATCATATTCTGATATTAGTTTTTCTTTTTCGGAATCCGGTATATCGTCTGAGTTTATTTCTTCGTTCTTCATTATCAGCTTACGTTTGGTTGCTCTAATAGAACGTTCCATAGCTCGCTGTTTCTGGGTATCTTCGTAGATCTTTCTATTCTCCTCGGAATCAATCTTATGTTCGTCCGCCCAGGGATTTCGTAAGCCTTTCGCCCATGGCTGGTGACTGTGGCGACAATTCCACCCGTGTAGTCCGTGTGGATCCACCACGGTTCCCTGTCCGGTCTTTGGGCTTATATCATATCCAGTACTCTCCAAAAGGTTTGGATATCCTGGTTCCGATCCAACTATTGAGTAAGGCTTTCCCTGCCAGGACGAATGATCTCCGCAAGGTGGTTGTCCTTTCTGTGCTGTTCTGGCTCCCAGATGGGCTGATACAAGGACATAATTTGTCTTTGCTTGCACAATGTACTGATTTGTTACCTGCGCCGCTGTTTGATTCATGGAGGTTACCACACAACACCTCACAGCTGCTTCAAGGGTTCTTTTTGTGTTACTTGTTGGATAATCCACCATAATTCCCTTTCCTGCATACTGATCCAGCACATCACAAATTGCAGAGGTGTAGGATTGCGCACCGGAAACAACATGGATCTCGGCTCTATCCAGCAGATTAATTAGATCACGCTGAGATTGATTTATAGTGGTTCTGCTCAAGTTATTAAGCTCTCCCAATGTCTTTTTAAATTCTGCATCCATCACGGCGATTACTTCTGGATTTTCCAATGGTGAACTTATATTCTCATCAATCCCTAAAAGGATTTCTTTATCATTGTTCCAAGAAGTCATCACGGCATTTTGCAGGATCCGTCTAAGCTCTGACTGTGTCATTTTTGTAAGCTTCTGCAACTTCTGTTCAATCTCCGCTCTGCTTTCTCCCATCTGTGTGAGTTTCCAGATGAGCCGATCAGCTGTAGCAGTCATGCCGCCTGTCTGGAGGATTCGTCTGGAGATGTCCGTCATTATAAAATCTTCCAATTCCTGATAAATCGCAAGGATCCGTTGCTCTTTGCCGTAAAAATACTCTGGTGGAAGCATTATCTATCACCTACCGTTCTTTTTACCAGCCTTGTCCAATCCGGTAAATGCTGTGCTTTTGCTCTTTCGAACCATTCTGCCCCTGCTTCTGGATGCGGTGCTTTGCTATATTGCAATCTTCTTCCGGTTGGTCTTTTACTTGGCGGAGACATCCATCCAATGATATTTCCCTGTGCATCTTTCTTTGGGATATTTGGGCCGTACACCTCACCCATGTACAGATAATGAGCATAAGGCACGTTTCTATTCCCCCACTTGATTTCTCCGCCATCAATACCCTGTGGGAATGATACACTTTCCACCAATGCTCCCTGTTGGAATGGCATAAGTGGGATGCAGTCTTCTACGATTTGCTCATTCAGCTTCTTCTGCGCTTCTTCTAAATTGCTGTCAATCCGCTTCGTATCGAATTTGATATGCACATTTCCGACATGATTGTTAATCTCCATTCGGCCACCTACTCAATCAGGAGTTTATACTCTGCATCAGTCAGCTTACCTGCTTTCTTCGCATGTTCCACCATTTTCCTCCACGTTTCCGGTGGATAAAACTTCTGGAGCTGTAGTAATATTTTGTACATCTGCATCCTCCTCTGGAATATATACATCAGCCATAGCGGCTACATACTGGGTTAAAAGTGCCTGTTTCTGGATTTCTTCATCATTTTTAGCAATAGCATATAAGTATTGTTCTTCCCTCGTTACAGGATCCGGTAAGTATGCCATATTATCATCTCCTTTATTTCATTTTTTCGTATCTTACGCTCATATATGCCCCGGCATCATTATCTATAATGGTGGTGCCTTTGTAGGTATGGAGTTGCTTATAGGCGGCGAGTTGGTCAGAGGTGAGGGTCGTTTCGATGGGCGTGGCGAGAACATACATCATATAAGCATCTGTTTTGGCCAGCATCTCCTTAAATGATTGTATCGCCGCATTATCGCTTGAAATATCCGATATTGTATCGTTGCGGACACATAGTATCATATATGGTGTCATAGACGTTGGCTGTATTATCGATGCACAGATGCCTTCCCTTTTCCCGCCATGTATATCTTCATTATAGCGGGCAATATTGGAAACGGCCTTGTCTATTTTGGGTATATCAATATCATATGTATAAAAGCCAGTTATGCCATTAGCACCCTTATTAACTCCCCAGGTATGCCACGACAGGTCGTTTAGACTCTTGCTCACTTTAATGTTCTGCACATACATCCCACGGCCAAAATCAACCTCATCACAAATCCATTGTCGGCCGGATGCATCTGTGTAGTTGCCGCCGGAGGTGATTGGAATACCGGGAAGACCATTGGGTGTTGAGAAAGGCACAGATTGCATCTGCTCATTATTAGGATTTTTTACAATGACACTGAGATTTCCATCATCACCTGCACTCTCAATCTCCTGTGGATACTCCGGGGACGGACTCGGTACGCCGCCGGTGTACGGCTCCCATGGGAGAGGGGTGGAACCAGCGTTGAGCATTGGCTGGACGGTAAGATCTATTGTTTTTCCAGCGTACACTCTCAACAACAATGATACATCAATAGTTTCAGCTATCGTATCTGTTGTATAGTCAACGTCCACATCGTAATATAGCACTCCAATATCATCAACAAGCGCATATCTTAACGTACTTTCATCAATATTAACTCCCGCAGAAGAAGTATAGGTCCCAGCAGACAACTGTAGCCTCGATACGTAAAAATCCGTTAATATTTCAGCCGTTCCGCTGATACGTATTTTTCCATCCTCCATGCAATCAATAGTTATGCCATTTTTTTCTTGGCTTCCTAGCATTGGGGGTGGAAATAGCTGCGCCCCTGTAGTCGTTTTTTGCTTACTCTTCCCATATATCCTCAGCCCCTTCAACGGCTTGCCGATAGCATTCTCAAGTGTCAGTGGCGGTTCGCCTGTAACATCCACATCCTCAAATCCACTTTTCTCAGCCCACGCCGCAAGATAATGCTCTTTTCTGGTTATCGGATGATCTGGAAGAACAACGTCCATGTTTCCAGCAATATAAGCAAGGTATTTATCAGTTCTCGTAACTGGTTCCGGTATATAGCTCATAGCTTACTCCTCTCCAAACAATCCGCTATCCTTATTTGCCTTATTCGCTTCTTCCGATAGAGCCTTGGCATCCTCCTCACTAAATCCCTCAAATTTAACAAGGTAATACCAAAACGGCACCCTGCCGGTATTTACATAGCCTAGCCAGATTTGTTTATCCTCCTGGTAATTATAAGTGATATCTCCAAAATCATAATTGACTTTATAAGCCCCAACCGGTGCAAGTCCGTACAGATCAGCATACACATTCATCGCATAGATAGCCCCGTCAAGGCAGGATTCCAGTTTGTCTCTCGCGTCCTTGATAAACTGTATTGTCCTCTGCTGTTCCGCTTCTACCCCTGTGGCTGTCTGAATGCCGCTAGATTCGTTAAAAACAAAATATCCATTGGAGAATCCAATCTTGTATCCTAACTGGCTTAAAAGGGCATTTATGCCGCTTATACGGGTATCTGTGTTGAGTACCGGATTGATTTCCTGGTAGAATTCTTTTTGATCGTTGCCAAACACATTTTTTACATAGTGCGGTAACTTCATTTGTTTTCGCTTTCGCTCCAGTCCATCAGGTGTTTTCATGTTCACGGGCATCCCATCTGGCATCAGCAGTCTATCATCCGCTAAAATGATCTTTTCAGAATCGAAAATCTCTCCGGCATTTCTGCTGTATGCTATATCCAGATCTTTCAATTCCTCAATCGCTTCCGCAAAGATTGGCAACCCTAGGACTGTATTAAGATCAATATTGTTTGCCTGTGGTGTTCGGAATACTCCAAACATAGGGCCGTCAAGGCTCTCATTATTCCCTTTTAAAATTGGCGGTGTATCCCTCAGTAATCCAGCCCATTTTGTTTTACTCATCTCGATCGGATTTCCGATACTATCAGAGCTGGATGATACATAAGTGCGATTACTGATGTAATACGGGGAAACCTTTGCTCCATCAACCATACTATCTACGAACCGGTGATACTCAAGCCTTGTATAAAACTTATCTCCCTCTGCGTACTGATCTTTAAATATAATTCCCCTAATTTCCTGATTATCGCAGTCCGTCAAAAGAACATCCAGCGGAGTAAATACATCAAATCCATCTCCATTTGGTTTGATAAATACCGTTCCATAGGCGCATCCATACTCCACCCAGTGGCGGATTTGAAAATATACCTTGTCAATCTGCCCCTGTAGCCATGTTGCCCTTGCAGATCCGTCAATCTGGATACCGATAGCTAATGTTGCTAGTCTTGCAGTCTCTGAGCATACAGACTTTGCAAAATTAATTGTCTTGATCCCGTTATCCTCATCCACCCAGTACGGCGTACCCCTGTAAATATTCGCACATTTCTGCACCATTGCTTCCATCACGGGAGACTCTATTACCTCTGTGCGAAAGTCCTGCTCTGCTTGAGTTTTAAATAACATCCCTATCCACCTTTTTAGTGTTGTTATAAGTCCCATTTAGTCACCTGTCGCTATTTTCTTTCCGCACATCGGACAATAATTAAGGTCAAACGGTCTGGAAGTAATGCTTCCTTTTCGGTCTTTCATGTACACGTACAACATACAGCCGTATATATATTTTCTCTTCTTGCATTCTGGATTATCATGGCATTCTTTCCAAGAAGCTAATTCATCACAAAATTTACACATTATGCACTGTTCCCCCTTCTCATAGACAATGGACTGGTGGCGTACCTGAGAGCATCTATATAATGATCGTTACCATCTGGATAGTCCGCAATCACTTCTCCATTGCTGTCAACTTCATGCTCATAATTAATGATTTCTTTATATGCTTTTGGCGTTCTTGCTGGATCAATAACTAGCGTTCGACATTGCAGCCACTCAAAAGTATATTTACGGCTACCAGGAGTAACGATTGCTCTTCGTGCCGGAAGTCCTGCGTCCCGAAAATCAATGATGCTTTCCTCTTCATCAACTCCGCAAGATATTGAATAATCGTCATATCCCTTTTGTTTTATCTGGTCAGCCATTGCTGTATTTCGAATTTTACATCCTCCAAGCTCATCCAGTAGGATAACTTTGTCTTGATTAGGTACATAAGCCACACGAATAAATGCTTTGGGATCCGGATACCATCCCCAGTCCTGTCCCTGGTAGATACTTTGAAAACTCTGAATCTCTTCACCTGTAATTGTTCGAATTTCCAGCAGTTCAAAAATATTCGTGCCAAGTCCAACAGGAAGTCCAAGATATTCATGGTCGTAAGCTCTCTTATTTGTCTTTTTCAGATGCTCTGCATCATCAATGAATTGCTGTCCAAGCCATTCAACAGGGACTGCTCTATAATCGCTCTTATGCCTATAGCTATCAGCTCTCGGCTCTTCTACATACACATTCGCCCAGTTGCTCCGGCTGATTGGTGGATTGAATGTTTTAAATACCACAAATTTATTACCACCTCGAAGGACTGACTGCTGCACTGTACGAATTTCTTCAATGCCCGAAAATTCGTCAAGTTCCTCGAACCAGAGATACTTGAAATATCCCTTGCTTGCTTTAATAGATTTAGTCTTTTTTGCCTTGTCCAGTCCTCTAAATATAATCTTCTGACCTGTTCGCTTGTATGTGTACTGCATAGGACTTACACTGGTGTCCCACAAGTCATTAACTCCAAGTGCGTCAATTCCCCATGCTATCTGTTCATATACTGATTCTCGAAGTGTATTTCCAACCTTACGGAAAATAACAGTATTTGACATTATACCGTTCTCTGCGTCCTGCATCATCAGGAAAGGAATCATAACACCCACAAAAGATGATTTAGTGGATCCACGTCCACCATACAAATCATAATAGGTGTGTTTTCCGTCCAAAATGTCCCAAAATACATCGTAAAAGGCTGGTCCTACAATCTCATCCAATTTTACAGAATTACTATCCATCCTGTTTCTCCGGCCTTGGAATATTGTTCACGATCGTAATCTTTCCGTCTCCGAAATCATCATTTTTCTTATCAGCGTCCCATCCCTTGAAGTTGTTTCTGAGACTAAATTGAGCGCCATTGGAACCATCACGATCAAACAGTCGTTCTTCTGCATACTGTTCTACTCTGGCTTTCGCGCGCGTAATCGTGTCAACAAACTCTGGTTTTGCTTGATAGTTTAAAAGAGCCTGTCTGCTTGTAAATCCAAGGGCCAGAGCAAGTCCTGTAACGGTCGGAGGGTGAACGTCTACAAAAACGGGAGACCCAAATTTATTAAACATTTGTTTGCCTTTACTATCAGTTAAAGGATATCCCTTGCAATCCTCAAAATATTTTTCGATTTTTTTTTCAATTTCACCCACCGTTTTATACATGGGTGGTTTTCCCATTGGCATTCCCACGTTCTCACCTCCAAACAAAATCTGCCACATACGGTACATAGTTATAGATATATACTATATTACCATACATGGCAGAAACATTTGTCCCCACATTC